CGACCCAATTTTAGGCTATATCGAACTAATACACATCGAGACTATCAGCCAAGCACAATTCAATTCTCTTAAATGCTTGAATAAAAATCACCGCTACATAAGAAACTTTCCATTCATCGACGTATATATGATTGTAGATATGAACCATGTATAGCGTAGACAATGCGTTTACTAAAACTATGCTCACATCCGCATTGTAAAGAACCTGATGTAATAAACGGTAGATGTGAATTACACCAACGCAACCTAAAGCCCAATACTACTAATAGATCATCAACTACAACTAATAACGCCATTTATAACTCAACTAAATGGCGCAAGCTTAGGAAGAGAAAGTTCACGGAAGAGCCATTATGTGAACATTGTTTTAAGCTCAATATCATCACACCAACTGACGTAATCGATCACATAAAACCAGTATTAGATTATCCCGAACTGAGCTACACATACTCAAATTTACAGTCCTTATGTCACGGTTGCCATAACAACAAAACAGCACAAGAAACAAAGGCACGTATTAAACCCAAAGACATTTCAGTTCATGAGTTATTCGAGCAAATCAAAAGGAATACAAAATGTTAAATCCAGCAGCAATAGACAATCACATCTTTATATATAAGGACACCTTGTTTCAATTCGTTATCGAAGAATCAGAAACCGATGACGGTAATATAGTGGAGGATTATGTATTCATTAATCTAGATACTGATGAAGTTAATCGAGACGAAAGCAACGAATTGCTCAGATACTTAGTTCAGTTGAGCCACGACTTACTACACAAATAAGGAATACAAATGCGATACAATATTTTCAAAAGCACGACTAATAAGCATGAATATGTTTATGTCGATGTATACAAGCACAAACCATACCCAACCGAAGATTATCCAACGGGATTAGAACGACGCCGCGAAGTTATGCTCAGCGAATTAGAAATGGTTCATTCAATCTATTCGACACTAGGTTACATACGCGACGATGATACGACCGATATCATTCATGAAGATACAATTGACGAAAGCACCGACACAAACACTGGCGAATAATTTTGTTAGTGGTTTATTGATTAAATATAATGGTGATTATCAGCAGTTAAATAATCTTGAGTTGGTTGGAGGGGGCGGGTTCAAAACTGCTAGAAGCCCCATGATAACAGCGCACCGTTAGTGTTTTTTATGCGTCCTGAACTTTGAATATATTTTCCCCTCACATCTCCTAGCCAACAATCAACTTCAAAGCCAACATTGTAGACCTCAAACTAAGCACGTCAAATGCTAGATGCTCAATCATTACACTGGCTGAAACCTAAGATAGTCCTCGCTATAGTGCCCATTCCATTCCAATAAACATTTTTATAAATACCTCATACATCTAAGAAAATGAGGCACGAAATGTCAATTCCTGATCCAAAAAAAACAACAAAAAGAGCACCTAAAACGATGCGAAAAGACCCATTTTCTATGGAGTTTTTTAAGCTGATTTTAGCGCAATGTTCAGAAAACGAGACTATTACACCCCAAGATTACTTCGCTCTTGGTCTAATCAGTGAAAGATACAGTCTTTATAAGCAAACCCTCGAACAATTACATGATGAAAACGGCGTTCCTATTATCGCCATCGATCAAATCGGTGATAAAGGCCAAGACAGCCAGAAGATGAATCAATTGTTTAAAGCATCTAATGATTTGTATACGCAGCTAATGAATGGCTTGAGAGAGTTCGGGCTAACACCAAAATCAAGAAATGACGTTCAAAAGATCAAAGCGGAACGTGAGTCATTACTACACCATATGATGAAAGGTGTATCTGATGATGATTAGTGATGAATATGCCTATTCTGATCTTAAATCCAACGAACAAAGTTATAAATGGTGTCACCGATATTGCTATGGCGTTCTCAACGGAAATATTGTCGCTAACAAGTGGATCAAGCTAGCGGCGGAGCGTCATTTTAACGACATCGAACGCAGTAAAACAGAGGACTTTAAATACAAGTTCTCACCAGCACGCGCACAACACGCCATTGATTTCTATAAGCTCACTACACACACCAAAGGGGCATTGGCTGGGCAACCAATACAATTACAGCCTTGGCAAATATTCATTGTTTCATCAATATTCGGTTGGATTACAAAAGACAAAGATACCGAAACAGGCAAGCGGTTACGAAGATTTAAAAAGGCTGAAGTTTTTGTAGGCCGTAAGAATGGGAAGTCTACATTAGCTAGCGGTATCGCTCTTTATATGATGCTACTCGATGGCGAACAAGGCGCTGAAATAGTTACCGCTGCCGCTAGCAAGGATCAAGCACGTATCGTGTTTAATGATGCCGCGCAAATGGTTAGAAGTGGTGCGTTGAGTGAAATAGCTCAGCCGTATAAGTATGACATTCGTTGTGAAGATACAAACTCAATATTCAAAGCTGTAGCTAGTGAAGCAAAAAACCTAGACGGTAAGAATCCGCATTGCGCAATCATCGATGAACTACATTCACATAAAAATAGTGATGTTTTGGATGTTATTTCAAGCGGCACAGGCGCAAGAAAGCAGCCCCTTATTTTTATTATATCTACCGCTGGAACAATATTAGATGGTGTTGCCGTTGACCAATGGAAATACGGCGAAGGTATATTAAATAATGTCTTTGAAGATGATCATTATTTCGCAGCGCTTTACTCAATTGATGCTGGTGATGATTTTTCAAAGTCTGATGTATGGATAAAAGCCAACCCATGCTTGGGTATAAGTGTTAGCTATGAATACTTAGAGAATGAGTTAAAACAAGCGCTAGCCATCAATTCAGCTAAGGCTAATTTCTTAACAAAGTTCATGAATATATTTGTTAATAGCTCAACGTCTTGGCTAGATATCGGCAAAGTAAAAGCGTGTCAACATAAGCTTGATTTAGACGATTATAAGGGTAAAAAGTGCTATATAGGCTTAGATTTAGCGCAGAAAATCGACTTAACCGATATTTGTTTAGTGTTCCCTAATGACATAGGCGGCATTGATATATTCAATCGATCATTCATTCCACAAGGCGCAATAAACAAAGCTACTAAACATCAGCAACATCTGTATCGAAAGTTCGAACAAGAAGGCTCTTTGATTGTTACTAATGGAGAAGTAACAGACTTTACTATTATTGAAGAATTCATCATTAAGTTTTGTCAGGACTTCGATGTTCAACACGTTTGTTATGACGCTCACGCAGCCGCACAGCTAGCTATTTCGTTAACTAAACAGAACATTCTTATGCTTGAAGTTTCTCAATCGATGATGAGCTTGTCAGAGCCAGCCAAAGAATTTGAAAAGATGATTGTCGCCAAAGAATTACGTCACACTGGGAATGGTGTTTTCATGTGGTGCTGTTCTAATTCATATGTTTATACAGATGCTAATGAGAACATCAAAGTACAGAAAGAAAACAAAAATTCATCTAATAAAATAGATTCAGTGATTAGTTGTATCACTGCTTTATCAGCCGTTGTTTATGAAGAACCTAATGAGCAATTTGTTTATGAAAACAAGCCTATGTTGATATTAGGTTCATAGACTATCTAGTATTGATTTTGCCGCTATTTGTAATTGATAAATAAAGTTATATCAATTACATAAAAGGCAGCATCAATGTCAAATATATTAGATTCAAGTGGTGTGCCATTCGGTTCAAACTATGCTCAATCACTAAACTACATCAGTACTCATCATAATGTTGGCGGCGTTTCTGTTAACTCTACTACTGCTTATCAGCATTCAATAGTTTACGCATGTATTAGAGTTCTTGCGGAGTCAGTTGGACAATTACCGGTAAATCTATTTGAAATAGGTGATGACGGTAGCAGAACAAAAACTAGAAACCATCAGCAGCTAAAAGTATTAACACAAGCGCCAAACGATTATCAGACGTGGCAAGAAATGCTTGAGTTAATCGTTACGCATATTAATTTGTACGGCAATTTCTACGCATTTGTGAACCGCAGAAAATCCAATGGTAAAACTCGCATTGTTGAGATTATTCCGATCCCAAATCCTGAGTCCGTTATTGTGAAAATGATGCGCGGTCAAGTGAGTTTTGAAATTACTGATTCTGCGTTAATCGACTTACCTAAGCGAATTTTTAGTAGTAATGAAATACTTCATATCAAAGGCGCTTCAACTGATGGTTTGATAGGAATATCACCTATATCGCAAGCCTCACGATCGATTGGTCTCTCAATAGCCGCTGAACGCCACGCTGAAGAGTTCTATAACAATTCAGCAACGCCGAATGGAATATTGACAACCGACCAACAATTGTCGCCAGAAGCATCTAAGCGATTACAAGATGGTTTTAATGAAATACATCAAGGAATCAAGAACAGTAACAAGCTAGCAGTTCTTGAAGGTGGTCTTAAATACCAAGGTATCACCGTAAGCAACAAAGATTCTCAGTTCATGGAAACACGCGCTTTTCAAAAGAATGAAATATGTGCTTTGTTCCGAGTGCCAACACAAATGGTTCAAGCAGGGGACTCGAAATACTCCAACTTTGAGCAAGCTATTCTTTCATTTCATAGAGACACTTTGATCCCCCTTATCAGTCGTATTACAAACAAAATCAACACGCTGCTAGACGATGATTTAGAAATCCAACTAGATGATACCTACATTTTACGCGGCGATTCTAAGACTCAGTCAGAAGTTAATACGGCTTATTTTAACCTCGGTGCTTTGTCGATAAATGAATTACGAAATCGCATAGGTGAGGCAAGCATTGAAGGCGGTGATGTCCGTGTCGTGGATTCCAATAATCACACATTAGGCGACATATCAAAAATAGACGAGCTACAGCAAGAACAATTACAACTAGAACCAACAACAAATGGAGATGTCACGGATGACAATCAAACATAAGAGCATAAATTACGAAATAAAATCAATCGATGAGGCTGGTTTTTTCGAAGGATATGCGAACGTTAAGCATGTAAAAGATCATGCTAGTGATATGACCGTAGACGGTGCGTTTACTCAATCACTTTTGAAGCATAAAGACGCTGACACGATGCCTTTGATGTTTTGGAATCATAAAACTGATGAGCCAATCGGTGTATGGACAGAAATGTTTGAAGATGATCACGGCTTGTATATCAAAGGACAGTTGTTAGTAGATGACATAGCTAAAGCTAAAGAGATATACGCACTTATGAAGCGCAAAGCTATCACAGGCTTATCGATTGGTTATGTAGTTCAAGACGAATCATTTGAACGAGAAACAAATACAAATCTATTGAAATCGGTTCATATCCTTGAGGTCTCAGTTGTCAGTTTCGCGTGTAATGAACAATCACAAGTTGAAGTCGTGAAATCAAGATTTGCTACTGATGAAATGCCAAGTGAAAGAGAGTTTGAAAAGGCATTACGTGAGCTAGGTTTATCTAGAAAACAAGCCAAGACATTCATGTTCGAAGGTTACAAATCACTAGCCGCTAATGATGAAAATGACCCCCTAAATGAATCACTAAATACAATCGAGGACGAAGCAACAAACGAAAAAGCCAAAGAGCTTTTATTGTTACTCAAATCACTATAACCAACTCCCCAAATATCTAATCAATTACTAAAGCTAGCGGGATGCTAGCGCAAACATTCAACACATGCTGGATGCCTGTTTTGTTTGGTCACTTGTATTAAATATTTCAAATAAGAAAAAGGATTTTTATAAATGGAATTAACCGAAATTATGGTGGCTGTTCAAGAGCTTGCTACTAAAAAAGATACGTCAATTGAAGAGATTGCCCAAGTGAAATCACAGCTTCAAGCATTCGAAACTAAAGGCGCTGACGCACAAACAAAAACATCAGCAATTGAAGCTGAATTATTAGAACTAAAAGAATCTTTTTTAGATTTAGAAACAAAAGGACACTACAACATGGATGTTGAAAACACAAAAGCTTTTGATATGAATATCGAACTTAAATCACTAGCAAAAGCTAACCCTCAAGCTGATATTTTATCAAAAGGTTTAACCTCAGAAGCAAGTTCAGCAGGCGCAACAATTCGCACAGAATATGAAGCTGGTATTGTTAAACCATTACGTGAGCAATCAGCTTTCTTATCATTGATTGGTCATAAAAGTATTCCAAGTGAAGATTACAAACGTTTAGTTCGTGTATCAAATGCTGGAATGCGTTGGGCTGGTGAGAATGTTAATAACAGTGATATAGCCAATACGGGAACACAAGCATACGCAGAAGTAACTGGTGTATTTGGTAAAGCAGAAGCTTATCCATTTGTAACGCAAGAAATGCTAGATGATTCAGCGTTTGATCTTCAATCTGAACTATCTGAATCAGTAATCGAAGAAATTGGCGATGGTGTTGCCAAAGCTGCTTTAGCTGGTGATGGTGTTAAAAAGCCTAAAGGTCTATTAGCTACAACTACTGGCGCAGATCATGAAAAATTCGAAGTTCTAACTGTTGGCGCTGCTGGCAAGTTTGGGGCAAATACAACGGCGGCTGTTAAGTCTTTACGCACAATCGCACGCTCACTAAAAACTGGCTACCGCGCTAATGCTAAATGGTTGATGTCAGAAGAAACACGCGACACCGTGTTGGCATTTGTTTACGCAGATGGTAAGTCAATAATCAATGAAGATCTTACAGAAATGCCAGATGGACGTTTACTTGGTAAAGAAATCGTTATCGATTCAAATATGCCAGAAAATGAAATCGTATACGGTGATTTTGAACGCGGTTTTACATTCCTAACAGTTCGCGGTTTATCTGTTCTACCTAATCCATATGCTAAAGCTGGCAACGTTCAGTTTTACCACGCTATGCGTGTTGGAACTATGGTAAATGATACTCAAGCATTGAAGATTGTTAAGTTAAAAGCTTAATTTAAATCCACGACAAACAGCCGCCACGCGGCTGTTTTCTTCAATATAGGAGAACACAATGATTACTAATATTCTTAAAATCAACGGTGATAATCCTGTAGATTTAAAACAAGCTAAAGATCATCTATTCATCAATCACGATGAAGATGATCAATACATTCAAGATTTGATTGAAGCTTCAATTTCTCATGCTGAAGGTTTAACCAATCGTAAGCTAAGCGCCTACGAAATTACAGAAGTAATACCAGAACTAAGTGGCAATCGTCATTTAAAATATGGCAATAATTCTGACATACAAATAAGAAGTGCTAATACATTAATCGATTCATCAAAATATCAAGTTGGTATCGATCAGTTGTTAATTCAAAGCACCATAAAAAACGTAACGCTTACTTATCGATGTGGTTATTCATCTACTGACTGTCCGATGGATATCAAGGCAGCAATTCTATTGCTTGTCGCTACTTTATACGAATCAAGAGCTGATGTTAGCTTCGGTGTTCAACAATACAAATCCGCTTTAAGTTCGTCAGTCATTCTCAACAAATACAAATTGTATTAGGAGAGATGGCAATGATTAACATAGGACGAATGAATTCATTTATTGAGTTCTTCAAAGTTGTAAATATTAAAGATGAATACAACGCAGTAAGTCAATCGCTCGAATTAGTGTATTCAACAAGAGCGCGTGTATTGGATAAATCTATCTCTAAAACCGACGATGAAACTCCCAACTCAAGATCACTCATTGATGCTACTTGTCGCTATAGCACATCAATCACCGATGAAATGATTTTGCGATACGACAACAAAGATTATGAGATTAAAAATGTTGTTGATTTCGATGGGACAAAACGACAAATAAAAATTAGAGCTCAGAAAAATGCGCTATAAACGATTTTAGGAGGGGGTAATGATTAATTCTAGTGTTACTGGCTTCAATGAATTAAACGCCATACTAACCGATTTAGGCGCAGTGCTTGGCAAGAAAGCAACTAGATCCGCAGCTAAAAAAGCAATGCTACCAATCAAGCAAGAAATTGAAGCAACAAGTCCATTTGATACTACAAGAACCGATGGGGTTCATATCAAAGACAGTTTTAAATTGCGTTTATCTGGTCGAACTAAAAAGCATCAACGCACAGGTGATACCACGTTTCTTGCTTGCTCAGTCTATAGCGCTGATAAAGAAGTAAACCGATATATTGCTCAAGTTGAATTTGGTCGAGGTGCCGTTTCTTTTAAACGAAATACCGTATTTGGCAACACAGTGAATCCATTTACTCAGCATCTTAAAGAAATCAAAGCCAATCCATTTATGCGAACAGCATTGAGGCGTAATAAAACACAAGTTGTTGAAACGTTTCAAAGTGGTTTAGTTGATGAAATCGAGAAGATTGCTAAGAGCAAAGCTAAACGTGAGGCGCGTATAAAGGCGAAGGAGAAAAAAGCCAATAAATAGGCTTGAGGTAACAAGAATGATAGAACATTTAATAGCAGAAATGATCAATGATTTAGGTATAGATAACTACCCAGTAGAAGCACCACAAAACACAAAAGGAACGTTTATTGTGTGGAATGTATCGGGATTCAATAGTTTGAAAAACACCTCAAAAGATCAACATCACAAAGTAAATATACAATTCAATATTTACGCAAAAAGCTACAAAGAAACAAAATCAATTCAGTATAAATTAGTCGATGTATTCGAATACTTACACGGATCAGTTGAGAGACAAAACGCAACATATGAAGTTATAGGTAATCTCGAAAATGTAGTTGATTTGTTCGATACGGATATGAAGCAAATCGTTGTAGATATCCAAATGGAATACTACAAAAAATAACAATAAATGGAGTTAAACACATGGCAACTTTCTCAACGCCTAAAGGCACAAAAGTTTTTTACAATTTAGATGGGCATGATCAACTAGCGGCAGACGTTACAGATAAATTTGTAAATGTTGAATCGTTTGGCGGCGTGACCGTAACAACGGAAGCATTAACAGGCTACGACTTGGAGCTTGATGTAGAAATCGCAGCACCAGGTAAAATTGTTGTTAGTGATTTGGAACTACAAATCAATTTAATGGCTGATGACACCGCTACCTACGCATTATGGTCAGATGCCCAAATGACTAAAAAGACACCAACACTTTTAGTTGAAACGCCAAATGGTGGTAAACGTCTACTGAACGTTATTATCACATCAGTTGGCGAACCTATTGAAGCTGGATCAATTCAACGTATGTCACTAGGTTTTAAAGTATCGGGACAACCTAAACGAGTCGTTTAATTGCTTGGTAACACTTTCCTCTGGTAGCTCTTACTGTCAAAAGTAGGGGCTATTTTTTTGAATAAATAAATGTATATCAAACATATTTTTTCAGAGGAAATGAAAATGAATTTAGCACAGCAAATAATGAACAAATACAAAACCCAACGGTTTCCGTTATATTTCGAAGAAATGGACTTCACGATTTATGTTCAAGGCTTAAACGTGGGGGATCTACAGCGGATTGAGAAAGTAGCTCAAGCAAAGCAAGCACTTCAAATATTCTTATATTGCGCTTTTGATGACGATGGAAAATCAGTTGCTTCAAATGAAGAAGATGTTCAAGGCTTACCAGAGCTAGTTGTGGGTTTAGTGTCCGCCGTAGCACAACAAATGACGCAAGGTGCTGGTCATGATACGTGTCATAAAGTTGTAGAACATTATCTTAACTCAGTGAACATCACCGATGATAAAGACGTAGAAGCGCTAGAAGCCGACATTATCGAAGAGACACCTACAGTAAAAAAAGGATAAGGGATTTTTACATTGATCCCCAAAAGCGCCTTAAATTCCGTATAGCTCGCTCTCTAAATAAAACCATTCAAGAAATAGATTCTATGTCAGTTGATGAATATCGCGACTGGGAAGCATTTTTCTATTTGGAACCTGACGACGCAGTAACTCAAGCCCTCTATTTTGGAAATCTTAATGCTGCCATCTATAACCAAAATGTAGATAGAAAGCAAAAGCCCGAAGGTTTTAGTCCTGATGATTTTTACCCCTTGTTGAAGAACGAATTACCAGTTCAATTCATGAATGATGAAGAACTCAAAGCACATGAAGAACAAGAGCAGAAACACGGTGAAGAAATCTTCAACTCTGTTTTTTAAATACGTTCAGCTTACCTAAGAACAATTAAACACCAATCCATATAAGCCTACTCACTTTTAAGTCAGTGGGCTTTTTTTACGTCCATAATAAAAAGGAATTTAGAAATGGCAAAGAGAATAAGAGCCGCATCGATATCCGTTGATTTAACGGCAAATAGTGCCAAGTTTAGTGAAGCACTAGACCGCGCACAAAGAAAATCAGCTACTAGTAGCTCAGCAATAATTCGCAATTTAGGCGCATTAGAATCATTCAGCAAACGGTTCGAAAATACGGTTTCTAAGCACATAAACAAACCATTCAAAGCATTTAGCAAAGCGACCGCACCATTTCGCATTGGATTACGTCAAATAAAAGCTAGTGTACAAAACGTATTACGACCATTTAAAAAGCTTGGTGCTTATGTCGCTAAGCCATTCGTAAAAGCATTCAACGCAGCTCGTCGCGCAGTAATGAAACTATCTAAGCCACTAAAGGTTTTATCTGGTGGTGTAGCCGCTGGTGTCGCTTTATTCAGCGCATTAGTCATTGGTTCCAGTAAAGCAGCATTAGAGATTGATCGATTATCTAAGATACTAGGGATTAGTTACAAAGATCTAAATCAACTGAGTTTTGTTGCTATCGAAACGGGTTTGAACGTTGAGCAATTAGCCGATTCTATGAAGGACTTGACCGCTAAAGCACAAGACGCATCATTTGCTGGTGGTGGAGCATTAGAGCCGTTTTTCAAAGGTATCAACGAATCAAAAGATGCTTGGGATAATTTCTCACCGGTTGAACAACTAGCCAAGTTTTCTGATGTACTTTCAACTATGAACAGCAACGAGCAGTTGTATTGGGCGGATGAAATATCAGGTTCAATGGCTGAGTTAACGCCGCTGTTAGCCAAAGGCGGTGATTATATTCGAGCTATGGCTAAAGAATCTGAAAACTTTGGTGGTGCTTTTAATAACGTTGATGGGCTTAAATCACTCGAGACAGTATTGAAGCGCATCAAGTTCAGCGCTCGTAATATTTTCAGTGGTATTGGAAACTCATTAGCACCATCTATTGAGTCGATGTTTCAGCGAATTATTTCATCTTTCCAAGAGAGAATGAAAACGCTAGGGAATGGCAATGTTGGGAATGGATTCGTTAAGTTTGCGGAGAATTCGGCTAAGTCGATTTTGATTGGAACAGGCAAGATATTAGATTCAATTCAATCACTTTCTGAGACTTTAAAGTTCGCTTTCAATGAAATAATTGTTGTAGCTAATAAGCTAAAAAAGAATCCAATTCTACTAGGGTCAAGCGCTGAAGTAGACTCTATAGAAAAGCGCTTATATGAAGCCAAAGTCAGTGAATTAAAAGCGGCAGATTCGCGCGTTAAACTTCAAAAACAAATCGAACAAAAAGAGAAATCGTTACTTAAACTCAAGAAACAGAACACAATTACCAAGGTAGGCTCAGCATTTGGTGGAACATATAAAACTATCAATCCTGAAGTTTCTAGCGAGGTCGCCGAATTTGAATCTGAAATTCAGAAACTACGTCAAGCTCAGCGTAAAAGTTTATCTACTTCTACAGAATATAATGATCTTCAAAAGAAACGAAATGAACTAGTTGAACGCTCTAATGCCAATTACATCAAGCAAGATATAGGTAGAAATCCAACAGACAAGTTAAGCACAAGATACGGATTAGATAGCGCCTCAGTTAATGAGAACTTTAAATCTTTTAATGCGCCAACTGCTTCAAAATCGCTAGTCAGCCCAAGAACAGATATTAACAACACATTCCGCTCAGCGACTAATACAGATGGTTTATCGGCTCTAGGTGTAGAACAACGGCTAGAAAAGTTCCAAGAGCTACTACTACAGAAACAAAGTTTTGCTTTAACAACGGAAGAGAAAATAGCTGAAACTGCTCTCAAGTTCGCCGAAGAAAAGCAACTAATAGAAGCTGGTATTGCTCAACAAATATCATCACTAAAACTCACCTTAACGAATGAATCAACGGCTGTTCAACGCAAAGCTGTTAATGACGAGATCGCTATTATTCGTGAAAAGGAAAGTGTTGCTCTATCCGCTATTGAACGTCAGAGAGCTAATGAAATTCAAGCACTCAAAGCAAGCAGTGAACAAAAGGCTTTAATAGAGCAAAGTTTCATGACAAAACTTCGAACATTTAAGGTGAAAACGGGTGAATTAGAAGTAAGCGAGCGTATAAGTTTAATTGAAAGCGAGCATCTAGAGTTAAGCACTATCTACGACGGACAGCTGAAATTTATTGCTGATACGTATGGGGCTGAGACTGACATGTATAAAAGTATGCTCACATCAAAACGAAAAGCACTCGACGACTTCAACACTTACAACAGAGAACAACGTTTATCTGATAGCGAGCAAGACATAGTTCAAAGCGATGGTTCATTAGAGCGCTTATATACGCATTTTGAAGACCGTTTAAGTGCTGAGGCAGATTACAAATTAGGTGTTAGTGAGTTACGTCTTAGTGACCTAGAAAACGCTTCAATGGCAAAGGAACAAGAAGCGTTAAAAGGGGCTGAAACCGAAGAACAAAAAACGACCATTGAAAAAGAGTTCGGTGATAAACGTAAAGCCAATACGCTAAAGCTTGGTAGTGATTTATTAGCTGAAGGCGCTAAGAATAGTAAGACTCTATTTAATGCTAACAAGGCATTGAATATCGGTAATGCGATAATGGACACTGCTAGTGGCGCTACTAAAGCATATGCTCAATTTGGTTGGCCTTTCGGAGCTGTTGCGGCTGGATTAGTTATTGCGAGCGGTGCGGTTCAGATATCTAAAATAAAATCTCAAAAGTTCTCAGGAAAAGCACATAAAGGTCAAACCGAAATAGATGGCACTGGTGATCAGTCGTGGATACTACAGGGCGGTGAGCGTGTAGTATCTAGAGAACAAAATGTGGATTTAAAGCGTTACTTACAAAAAGCCAATACAACCACCAACAATAACGGCGGTTCTACTGAGGTGTATTTGAATAATACGATCAATAGTTCACTAGATACGGACGCAATATTCATGGCTATGGAAGACAACCCAAATCGCATTCGTAAGATGCTAGATAATCTCTAATTCACCTAATTACAATAAGGCCATTCAATAATTCATTGAATGGCTTTTTTTATAAATACGTTATCAGAGGAAAACGAGATTATAAAAAGTGAAAACAATTCCAACCAATCCAAAGCTATTCATTAGTGATTACGATTTAGTATCAAAGAAGCCTGTCTATAAAAACAGAACCAACACGGGGAAATCATTAGTCATTTCACAACAATATCAGCTATACACTGGTGAGATAGAGCTAACCGCATTTGGCAATCAAAATGTTAAGACATTAGCCGCGTTCGTGGAATCATTAGACGGTGGTGTAGAACAATTCATTGTTAAATTGCCGACCTTCAAATCCCTTAACGCATTAAGCGGATTACCAACACTCAACGAAGCATATCTAGTTAATACTACTGAAATAAAAATAGATAACTTTACTGGCGAATTGGTCGCTGGTGATTACTTCAACATTGCTAATGACACAAAGCTATACATGGTTACTAGTGGTGGTATTGCTGGTGATACATTTCAGATAAGCCCATCCCTACGAAAAGCACAACCACAAGGCACAAGAATTAGTTTCGAAGCTCAATTATTAGCACGTATTGACAATGACGATTACAAAGTACAGCCCAGAAAAACGACTGATAATTTACGGTTAACGATTAAATTCACGGAGGATTTATAATGGGTCATAAGAGTAAAGGAAAATCTAGAAATTGGAAGATATTACACAACGCTAGAAACCTTGAATGGGCAATATCAGCCTATGAAAAAGCGACTTCAGCGCCTAAAGGGTCGATACGGGAATTAGCACCAGAGCAATTACTTCAAGTAATAGGATTACCAGTGCCGTTACTGACATTTGAGTTCCCACAATTACCAACACTTCGCATTACTACTTGGCATAGCGATTTAACCGCTAATGGTCACTTGTTTAGATCATCGGCAGATTTAGAAAAAGGTTCAGCGATAAAATCCACTACTGATATCAATCGTGATGGTTCTAGCTTCACATTAGCAGGCATCCGAGACGATATTCTAAAAATCTTAGAACCAAATCAAGCTAAAGGAGCAAAGATAATTACTCAAGCCGCAATCATGAATCCAGATGGCGAGGTTGAATTTGTGTTGGATATCGATATAGGACTTATCAAAGACGTGACTTATACCATTGATTCCACTCGCGGACGTAAAGATATACGTTTAAAAACGGATTCTATCTATAAGCGTTTAGAAGGAATAGCAGGAACACAGCTAATAAGTTCCAGTCAACATTTTTGGTTCGAAGGAGACACAAGTTTAGATCATATAACACCTAAAACACAAAATGATGCTTCTACAGCACAAGGCCGTTTTGGCTATAAAACATTCGGCGATGGGAGATTACGGTAATGGTAAATAGAGTTAATAAAAGAACGCGATTTAAACAATTAATTGATTACACCGAGACAATGGAGCACGAGGCTTTAAAAATAGGATTTAACGACTGTAATATTATGGCACTTGAGGCAATCGATTTGATGACAGGTTCTGATTATTCATCACTTCTAAAAGGCCAATACAAGTCATATAGGAAAGGATTACGTCTTGGCAAAGAGATTCATGGCTACGCATTACTCAGTGATTTATTAAAAGATATTGCCAAAGAAATTCCTGTTAACAATTCTCACATCGGCGATATTTTAGTTCAAGATTTAACACAAGGAAAATCATACATATCATGCTGTTATGTATGTGTTGGGGCATCAACATTTTTATCAGCAAACACGCAAACTAAACAAATTGAAGTTGTATATCTATTGAGTGCTGATCTGGAAGATCTTAAAGCATACCGATTATAAAGGATTATAAATTTTGATTTGACCACTACAAAAATTATAAAGGTCAAAACAATGTCATTAGAGAAAGAAAATAAGATTATATTGCCGATTGTTTACGGACAAGCAATCGTAGAAGGCTTGAAGATTTTCGAGCATTACACGTATGTTTCAAAACATGAGTCATATTGGACAATGGTTTACGTCTTAGCTGAAGGCCAAATCAACACTATAAATCAAGTTCAATTGAACGAGATGGATCTTTTCGTGAGTGGTTCTGATTTTAAGTCTGGAACAGTTGGGTCAGATAAAATCAATTATAGTTTCCGCAATCATGTTCAAGTCCAAGTTCACGATGGTAGTGAAGATGGTTTTCGTTTCGAGATGGTTGAACAGAACTCAGGTTCAAAATGGAAAGAAACAGCACTATTGAAAGGTCGTGCTGCTATTGCTATTAAGTGCCGTATTGAGAAAAAAAAGTCAACAATACAAGACGAGAACGTAGAACTTAGAGCTAAAATTGAAGGGAAAACAGTTGTTGATTTTAGAACTGAGAGCCTAGAGCCAACCTACAGATTCGACAATGGTGAAGTTGTCGGTAATAACCCCGCATTATGTATTATTAATTACTTAATCGATAAGCGTTATGGCTGTGGTTATGACATCGATGAAATAGATTTCTACAGTTTTATTGAAGCGGCTAACTGGTGTGATGTAAATGAAATTCGTTGTAATGGTGCGGTTAATCAATCTCAAAACCGTAAAGATAATATCACATTACTATTGAATTCATTTAGAGCAAAACTCACTATCACCAATGGTCAAATTAAATGCCTACTAGATACACCACAAGTATCTGAAGAAGATTTTTACCTCGGCGATACCATCAACAAAATCACTATCAATCAAGAAAGTCGTAAGAAGCGATTTAATCAGTTAGAAGTCGATTATGAAACACTATCATTTACAAATACTAATGAATCAGTGCTGTACCCACCGACACTAGATGACCCGATTATTTTGGCTGATGGGCGCGTAATCAAAGAGGGCATGAAGCTACCGTTTACTAAGTCACAAGCTGAAGTAGATTTTCTAGCTAGCATGTTCGTTCGTGAGAATTTACCGTGGACTTATATTAACTTCGAGGTAGTACAAAAAGGTTTTAGTATCGGCGTAGGTTCAGTATTTACAATCACTTTAGATGATGAAAAATGGGTGAAAAAGAAGTTCAGATGTATTAATCATTCAAGTGATCCATTTGGCAGCAATCCAAATATTGTAAAAATTGAAGCCGTTGAATACCTAACTGAAATGTATGATGAAGAATGGAATGGTCTAATCGTCTCGAAGGCAGACCTTGAAGATGTAATTGCTCCAAAGAATCTACAATTCAGTTTCGTTGATGGGAAGTTCGGTTTAACAGGAGAGCTTAAATGGGACAATTTAGGCTCAATATATGACTCTCAAGTCATGTATAAACTGTCAGCACAACCAGATAGTGAATTTCAATTCTACGCACAAACCGATGGCGATAATATTTTAGTCACAGGGTTAAAAAGCGCGTTATATGATTTCTATGTTGTTAATCGAGATTTGTATAATCGCAGTAGTGTGATTACTTATTTGCGTAATGTTGATGCCAAAGACGAAACAGTTCTACCTAAAATAACTGGCCTAACTGTTAACGCTGAAACTCAGGATTTCATCTTCAATTGGGATGATATGCTTGGTGCTCAGGTCTCTTCTTCAATCGACGCTAGTTCATCGGGTGATGTAAAAGTTCAAGATGTTTTTTCTGGTTATGAAATAGAAATTATTGCTGGTGGTCAGGTTGTCGAAACGCAAACTATCTCAAGTAATCAGTTCATTTACACTTTCAGTAATAACAAAAACAATGGTCTATCACGTAACATCCAAGCTAGGGTTTCAATTGTTGCTAAAGCAGGAGCAAGAAGCGTCCCTGTAGATATACAAGCAGTTAATTTACAACAACCACAGCTTTCTGGCATAAGCGTTTATGGTGGTTTAAGTGGCGTTAGTATTAAGTTTTTACCACCTACAAATACAGACTTTAAAGGTGTATTAATTCACATGTCTAAGACTCGTGGTTTTACACCTAATTCAAGTAATATCTATGTTGATCTGATTAATAGTAATTCATTACATGAAGTCCTAAATGATCAGAGTGAATACTTTATCCGTTTAGGAGCTTATGATGTTTTCGGTAAAGATCTAATAAACTATAGCGCCGAATTTGTGGCATCAATGGTTGATGTAAATTCATTGCTCGAAGAAGTTAGCTCAGACCATTTATCACAAGGGTTACTTGATACTATTACAGGAAAAGCATCTACGATTGAACTGAATAATGCTATTACTGTAGCTAATGTGGAAGCAACACAAGAAGCGCAACGTGTTCTATCTGAAGCTAATACAAAAACGGATTTAGATATAAATGCTGCTAAAGTAGAATTGAACGAAGCAATTGCTAATGTTGAAGGTGATTTATTACCAATTAATTCAAAAATATTGAATGTAGAAAGATCAATTGTAGATGGCGATACGGCACTAAGTTCACAAATAGCTACTGTTCAAGCTGGATCAAATACCAACGCAGCAAACATCAGCACAATTTCGAAAGCTGTTACCGATAATAATACCGCTGTTTCGACTCGTATTGATACAGTTCAAGCAACAGCTATACAGCAAGCAGAGCAAGCAGAAAGCAACGCTAAACAAAAAGCCACTGCTGATATTACTTTAGAGCGTAATGCGCGTATAAGCGCAGACAATGCGCTTAGTAGTAAGGTTGATACTGTTACCGCGAAAGCCAATAGTAATTCCGCTAAAATTATAGAAACTAATACAACTCTAGCTCATTTAGATTCATCTGTTGCTAGTAAAGTTACAACTTTAGAGTCAAGCTTTAATTCGAAATTGGATGAGTCAGATATAAGAGCCGCTAAATTAGCAAATCATTATATTGTTGAAGATTATATAAATGTCGCTGGTAAAGGGTTCAACTATTATTTCTCTGCTATTCCTTCTGATGATATTGATGACATTGTGTTGCGAATTTCACAAAGAGATTTAGAAGCTAGCATAGCTATCTATATAAATGATATTGAGATAACACAAGCTATTAATGGTCTAGATAATATTAAGATGTGGAAGCAATATTCCATTGCTTCAAATATTTTAAAATCAAATGAAGAAAATAAAGTAACCATCGCGCATAGACTTAATGCCGCTAATGACTGGGGATACATATACGAAGTCTACTTAGGTAAAGAAACAGCATCAATAAGTGAGGTGCTAGAGGCCAAGGCTGAAACTAAGACCTTCACATCTTCTAAATTTGATGAAGCTGTTAGTTTAATAAACACAAAGGACGCAGCACAAGCATCAAAGGTTACAACTTTAGAAACTGAACTCAAAACTGATGCTCAAACAAAAGCGGATAATGCGCGTGATGAAGTGTATTCACGCCTAGGTAATAGCTCAAATTTGTTAAGTAAGTATCTAAGTAATTGGAAAGATGGAGGACATCCAAAAGATTGTGGATTCTCTCTAAATGGTGCTAATGATGAGAATCGATTTATCCTAGATGATGATGCTTATGGTTCTAAGTCTACTATTTGGGAAATGAATACAAACAGTAATTCATC